TCTACTTTAGTTGGTATGACACCTCTACATTTAGATACAAGTAAAGAAAAGTTTTCATTTAATGCAAGACTAGAGTTTCGATTTACTTTGTTACACATCTTCATCAGCTCAAGTTGTTGTTTTAATTGAGCATTTTCTTTTGAAGTCTTACAATCTGTGCCTAAATATTTTCTAAAACTAAAAGTTAACCTATAATTATCTGATTCATAATCTGAACTACTAGAATTATAATTAGTCTGTCTGTCTTCTGCTTCGACTCTTGTTTCAAACTCACCACATCTAGAGCTGCCGTCGTTAAGATATTCGTTTCTAGGATACGCAGGTTGCATGAAACATAACAACACAAATAAAATAACTAATATACCTGTAAAGTAATAATTCATCCTGGCAATCTCCATAGTTCATCCTAATAATTTATTTCCCTGTTTAAATCTTTTACATCCCATTCCAAATCGTTGACACGATTAGCTAATAGTTCATACAAGTTTTCAGCCATCTCCCATGTGCCTTCTGCTCGTTCTAGTTTTTGTAAGATTGTGTTAGTTTTTTCTGTAAGTACAGCCATGTCTCTCTGTATGTTTACAAGATCGACTGTTTTAATTTTTGCTATCTCTGCTTGATTAGCATTGATTGTGTCTGTTAGATTAACAATATATTTAACGCCTGTGAACGTTCCGACTAGCACTGAAGCTACTACCGGTACCATAACTATGTTTTTCTTTAATAGATCTGCTAGGTTCATAGGCCATAAACTAAAATATAATAGCCCCTGCTATGAATCCTGCTACAACACAGATTATCTCTGTTCTGTAATGTAATTGCCAGACCATAAATTTTTCTTTGTATTTATTTATCATCATCTTCCTCCAAGTTTTTCAGCTTATAATCGTAACTACCCTGTTCGTGTTCGTCAGTTATCCATTTAGCCGAGTTTTCTACGGAGTATATCTTACTGGTTACTAGTCTATTAATCAAGTTTTTGTTTGGATCCACACCCATAGATGCATCAAACATTTTAAGCCTATTATTGGGCTGTATTGCAAAGTTTCCGTCTTCCAATTCCAGGACATGACCACATTTGTGTTGGTCTGGTTTCTCTGCATAGCCAAAATTTAATTCGTTAAAGTCTCCTGCACACCAGTCTATCGTAAACAAATATTTACCTTTACGTTTTACTTTACGTCTAGATGTATATTGCATAGTAGCACCGGCTAACTCATAAAAAGTTGTGACGCTTACATTGTAACTAAAGCTGTCCCACATTACCACTTCATCCAATGGCAGCTCTTTGACTCCAGGTTTTGTACAGAATGCAGTGATAGGTGCTCGCCACCATAGTCCACCATCTTCCATTAAGAAATGAAACAACGGCACTCTGTTTGGTATAGAGCTAAAACCAAATACTCCTACTTCAAAATATTTATCGTGTGAATCTTTTTGATCTCGTAGATAGTTACCTCTGACGTAACATTCTATAACTGGTATGTTTGCATTTAGATAAGCCATTAGTCATTTATCTCCCCCCAATTGTCTCCTGATTCGTAGTCTACTTTGTTTGGGACTTCTAGATTAACAGCCTGCTCCATAATTTCAATCACCTTTTTTGCCTGTGCGTCACTCTCAATCGATAAATCTAACTCATCATGTATTTGAATATGTGGTATAATTCCTTCTTTGTATAGTTCTAACATAGATTTTTTTGTCATGTCTGCTGCACTACCTTGGATTAATTTGTTTAATGCTTTGTATGTGTACGCTCTTTTAATCCCTGGTCCATGTTCCGCCAATGCATCTTCATGTGTCATAGCCTTGTGCATACCAAACTGATTAGGTTCCCATAGATGAAACCTACATAGTCTACCCAGCAAGGTACGTATCTGTCCACGTTCTTGTGCTCTGTTAGATGCCTTCTCCATAAGTTGTTTTACGAATGGTACACGTGAATGGTATGTATTAAATAGGTCAGCAGCTTTGTCCTTTGTTACCCCTAATTCTGCTTGCAATTTTGCTTTACCCATGCCGTAGAACAATCCAAGGTTAATTGTCTTAGCTTGTGTTCTTGGTATCTCTGCCATGTCGGCTACGGTCTGGTGGAAGTCTGAGTTAGCATCATTTTGATATGCATCTACAACATCGTAAACAGATGGTAATTTGTATAATGCAGCGTAATGCACTACCAACCTAGGTTCTTGCTGAGAATAGTCAAATACACCCCACTTACAGCCTTCCTCGGGTATAAATAATGACCTTATCTTAGGTCCAAGGTCTTTGTTTCTAGCTGGTATCTGCTGTAGATTCGGGTTCTGGTAGGAGAACCTACCAGTCACCGTGCCACCCCCAGCATTACGTAATTGATTTATCTCTGCATGGATTCTACCTTTGTGTTCGTAACGTAAAATAGAATCTATAAAAGTTGTGTGTGCTTTGTTAACTTCTCTTGCTTTTGCAATCATGTTTACCACAGGATGTTTATGTTCCTGTAAAAAGTTTTTTGTAAAAGATGGTGCTTGTGTTTTTTCTGTTCTCTCAAATGGTATCTTTAGATTCTCAAAGACATCTGCAATACTACTTGCAGCCCAGATCTGTGGACGTACATTAGTTTCTTTCTCAATTGCATTTAGTAATTCATTCTCTTCATTTATTAATTGTTTCTTTAAACTATGTGCTCGCTCTACATCTACACGTACACCTTTAAATCTCATGTCAACCAGGCACGGAAACAAATCAGTTTCTAATTCCATAATAGATTGTAAGTCTTGTGCAATAATTTCTTTTTTCATTTCTTGCCACAAACCAAACGTTGCTTCTGCATCTCGTTCAGCATAACTTCCAACGTTAAGTGATGGTAGTTTATACATTTCTGACTTTGGATCTATGCCCCACTCAGCTGCTGCTTCTGCAAGTGCAGCTTCGTTCTTACCAAAACCTAAATACTTCCACGACAAACTATTGAGATCATATCTAAATCTATTTTCATCAGTCACAGCTGCGGCTATCATTGTATCAACAATCATACCATTGATAGTCAGACCCATAGATCTTATCCAACATACATCGTACATTGCATTGTGAAATATTTTTGTAGAATCTGTTTTAAGAATATCCTGAAACCATTCTAAAACTTTTTTCTTTTCCATGTTGCCACCACCTTCGTGTGCTATTGGAAAGTATCCTTTGTAATGTGCGGTAGCTACAGCAATACCTATAACCTCACCATTACCAATAATAGATCCAGATCCTTTTTTAATTAGGTCTGGGTCTTTTGTTTCTAAATCAATTGCAATCTCATCAACCTGTCTAAGGTCAGGAAATTCTTTGGGTATTACCCATTCTGTTTGTGCGCTGAACGTAGGTATTTTCATAATATTAAATAACAAAGAATTAATAAACAAGTAAACAAACCCATGTAGGCTGGTATATGATTATTTGGTTCCATAGTCCCTTTCGATTATCATCTCTATAAAATGTATTGCTTTTTCCAAGTCTTGTTTCTTTCCTTTATCGCGGTGTCGTATTATATATTTTATAGCACAACCTTCCGGATATAACAACTCATTCTCAACTACAAATTTGCTTGGCTGTATTTTGTATTTTTGATAATGATTCCCGCCGTGCTGCTTATCCCAAACTTTCGATGTCATAACCTCTGTCCTCCTGTTTAGCTGTCATTATATATAAATTTTGTTTTGTACGTGTAACTCCTACATACCAAACTCTTTGTTCTTCATCATGTTTGTCTTCACTTCTTTCTACTGCATCTCTTATTTTTTTGGTGTTGTCTAAAATTAATAATACATTAGTAGCTTCACCACCTTTAGCAGAATGTATTGTAGATAATTTAACTCGTGCAGGACTATTTAATTTTTCCTCAAGTCTTAACATTTCTCTTATGTATAAGTTTTCTTCAGGATCAGATTTAAATACTTCATACCATGGAGCTTGCAAACTAAAACCAAACTCTTCTAAATCATACATTCTTTCTTCGTCGTGCACCCATTCAAGTTCTAAAAACTCAAATAAATCTTTACACTCTGATAGAGATAACTTGTCTCCATTAGTCCATCGTGTATAATTTTTAATTGCTGTATACAATCTTGTCTTATAACTCTTTCTACCTTTTATTTCAAAGTAAATAGCCAGATCTTTTAATGTAGGTTTTATTTTTATTAATTTGTCGTTA